ATACTTAGTGTGTTACTATGTAGAAAGAAACGACGTCTGCACAGACCTTGAGAAGATTATAGAGGCGGTGAGTCTTAGAAGTGCTTTGTCCGAGTTTGAGATGAAGTACAGATACAAGAGGATTACGAGCATTAGCGAATTGATTGACGTTAACTTTTTACCTTAGACAATTATGAGATACGCAAGAAGTTGTTCAGTTACCGGTGAAGGTATGAACGAGGGATATGTATTCTCAGATGGTGAGTTCTACGCTAAAGACGAGGAGTCTGCAAAGGTGATTGCCTTGAGAGAATACGGAGTAGATTTACAGAACATGTGGTCAGATGACGACAACGACGATTGGGTTGTGTATTGGACCCAATGGGACGACGAAGACGATTACCAATACGAAGAAGTAAACGGAGTACTAATAGAAATAAATCAATAGAGATGAGCAAACTTACAGAAACACAATCAGCAATTATTCAGAGCTTAAAACAAGAGTTCTTAAAATCAAACCAATGCGAGGCGCCTTCGTCAGGCCTCTTTAATGTTCAAGAAATCATTAATAAATCAACGGAGGAAAAAAGATGGAAAGAAAACATCATAGCAGCCAGGCTTGCGCATACAAAAATGGTTAAAGAAAAAGTAGAGGAAGACATCAAGCTAATACAAGATGAGTTAAAACAACTCAACATCGAGATGACCAATAATGGTGCATGTAGTATAGATTTTCATGTAGCGGGTAGACATGGAGGATTCTATGTGAGATACTTCACTTCTGAGTATACGATGTATGACTTTAATTCATTACGAGAAAGTGTCGATTCGAAGTTCAAATTGAAACTTAAAATAGACAGCTACAGAGATCAGACCTTTGAAACTTTTGAGGATATGATAAAAAGCAATATCTTTAAGCAAGAAATACAAAGACTTTACGAGCAATCACTAACTTAAATTAATAATTATGGGAAGATATTATTCAGGAGACATCGAAGGAAAGTTTTGGTTTGGACTGCAACCAAGTGATGCGGCCAATAGGTTTGGAGGAGAAGAGTCTTTTCCACAGCACATTGACTACTATTTCAGCGAAGATGATTTAGAGGATGTAAGCAAAGAGATTAATGAAATTATTGCTAATTTAGGGGATAAAAAAGAAATCATTGATAACTTTTTTAAAGACAGAGCGAGCTATAAAGACTCAGACTTAGAGGCAATTGGCATACACGAAAACGACATGAGTGAGTATGCAGACTTAAAGTTAGGTATAAAGATACGAGATTGTATAAAAGAGAAAGGTCATTGTGAATTCCAAGCAGAGATATGAACATATTTAGAATAGAAACCACCGGATACAGAGAGGAAGACTTATTCCTTATGACAGAATTAAGCGAGGAAGACATCGTAGAAGTCATCACGCCAATTGTAAACGCAGAACGTGATGGGTATGAGGAATACGACCACGAAACAATTTTAAATGCCTTAGAGAAGAGATATCCACGTAAGTTTATAAAACACATCGAGGAGTTTGACACTATTATAATTTAATAAAGGGCGAATATTCATTCCTTACTTGTCGGTAATGTAGGCCGTTGTAATGCTAAAGGTCAATTCAGTTTCGCTCTTGGGAGGTCACACTCTTTTATCATGTACTGAAATTACAACAAGACTGACAGCTCGGAAAGACGAGCACAGGGGCGAGTGTTGGAAATGGTAAACAAGCGTGGTGATTCCGCGTGGAGAAATCCTTGCAGGTTCAATCCCTGCCTTGCCCACTAACTTTAATTAAATCAAAATGAAAACAAGAATTATTACATTAGCAATGTTTGCAACAACATTCATGTCCTTTGGGCAGTGGACCTACAAAAGCATCAAGAGTGACTTTGATGGTACATTTAAAAAAGCCTACACACAGACGAACAACAGTGGGTATTTGATATTGGAGAAAGGTGAGTCAGCTCCTTTCTTTGCGTTGAGAGGTACTTACTTCTGCGATGACACCACTTATGTTGACTTGATATTTGTATGCAACGGAGTCAATAAGAAGTACGAGATTAGTGCAAGCAAATCAAAAGATGGCACTCTGTATTACTTCAGCGAAGAGGCATGGACAGAGGAGTTCACGGCAGACTTTAAATCAGCATCGAGATGCTTAATCAGGGTTAACCAAAGCTACTGCACCTCAGACTACTATGAGTTTAAGATGACAAACTCATCTGCAGCATACGACTTCATTACTAAATAACCAATGCCAAGAAAATCAGACACTATACCTATCAACAATGAGAAGTTAGATAGGAGGGTTAAGCTGACTTTGGAGGACAAAGAACTTGTTAAGTGGCTTCGGGAGGAAGAACAGATAAGCTATCAGAAATTAGCGAATAGGTTCAACGTCTCGAAGCGCCTTATCATATTCATCTGTAAACCGGAGGCTAAGCAAAAGAACTTAGAGGACCGAGCCAAGCGTGGTGGTCACAAGGCGTACTATGACAGAGAGAAGAATAACAAGTACACTAAAGACCACAGAGAGTACAAAAAAGAATTGTATAACAAAAACCTTTTGAACAATGGAAAACAGTAAAAATTTATTAGACATTGAGGTGCATAACCCTCAAGAGATTAACAAGAAAACCATCATCTTTGCGGCCATCGTTGCACGTTATGATTCAACAGCTACATTGCGTTGCGCTATTTACGACGACCTGGACACAGTTGTTGTAAATATTTGCGATGATCTTGATGACCGGTACAGTGAGAAAGAGATTTTGGAAGTGATTACTAACCTTTAGACCATGAGAAACATAGATGTATTACCAACAGCAGTAGAGTATTTAGAAAAAAAATTAGATGATGCGTTATCTGATACAGATTATTTAACTTGGCAATTAGTGTGTAAAGCTGTAAGAGAAGCCAAAGAAATGGAGAAACGACAAATCATTGATGCTCACGGAAACAAAACCAAAAAGTCAGGCGGAGTTTCTAATCACACTTATATTTTAACCGGAGAAGAATACTACAACGAAACATTCAAACAAAATGAAGTATAAAATAATAAGCATGATATTTTGGATAGTATCATTTGTGTTGATTTTTTTATCATTGTTTGTTGTTTTTATTAACTAAATACATTATCTTTGTATTATAAAATTTAATCAAATGAAAGAAAATATTTTTAACCAATACGTCGAAAGAGTCATAGACATATTCGGTATAGACAAAGAAATGTTGTTCTCAAGGTCAAGAAAAAGAGAGATTGCAGATGCAAGACAATTGCTGTATTACCTATGCCACAAAAGGCAGATGAAGATTGTTACAATACAAGCTTTAATGGAAAACAACAACCACGCTATTAACCACCACAGCGTTAGCCATGGCTTAAAAATTGTAAGCCAAAAAGTAGAAGAAGATAGGGATTACAGAACTATCATCAAGAAAATCGAAGAATCAGTATTTATTTAATCAAATTTAATCAAATGAGAGAAGCAACAACTTTCGAGGCCTTGTCAGCTATAAACGTAAACGACAAAGTAGAAAAAAAGAGTAACCTAACTTACCTATCATGGGCATGGGCCTGGGCCGAAGTTAAGAAAGCCTGCCCGGATGCAACCTATCAAGTCAAAGGTGATCCAATCACACAGAAGCCTTACTTCTACGACGAATCTCTTGGCTACATGATTATGACCGAAGTGACTATCAAAGGAGAAACCTTAGAAATGTGGCTACCGGTAATGGATGGCGCCAATAAGGCCATGACGAAGGAATCGTATACTTACCAAACAAAGTATGGAGAGAAAACAGTTGAGGCTGCAACAATGTTCGATATCAATAAGACATTGATGAGATGCTTGACAAAGAACTTAGCTATGTTCGGATTGGGACTTTACATTTATGCGGGTGAGGATTTGCCTGAAGTTACGGCAAGCGCACCGGCAGAGCCACCAAAGCCAAAAGAATTAGAGGTTCTTAAGAAAGGCTCAGAGAATTGGGACAAGGTAGTTAACTACGTTACCGCAAACAAATCATTAGGAGAGGAAAAGATTTTTCAGCAGTTGGGCACAAAGTACTCTATAACTCCGACTTCTAAAAAAGAAATCGCTAACTTAATAACAACATAATGGGGACAGTAAATGAAAGCCATAATAATACTCAAATACTTGAGTTATTAAAAAACGACAACGAGTACTACTCAGGAATTGGTAAGAACTACTTATCAAACTCTGACATCGATACTCTTCTGAAGAACCCAAAAGAGTTCGGGAAACCACGCGAGGACAACAAGGTGTTTGCCGAAGGTAGATATTTTCACCAATCTATCCTTGAGCCGGAGAAAGTAAAAGATGTAAAGTTTGTAGATGTAAGCACGAGAACTACCAAAGAGTACAAAGAGTTTTGTATCGCGAACAATATTCCTTTCTGCTTGCTTAAAAAAGAGATTGACGAAGTAAAAAACCTTGTCTCTATAATTAACAGTAACATCTCCTTCTTCGAGGAGATATACAAGAAAGGCAATCAGTATGAGGTTCCGGCCGTTGGAGAGATACTTGGTATGATGTGGAAAGGTAAGGCTGATATAATCACAGACGAATGTGTGATTGACCTAAAGACCACGAGTGATATCCATAAGTTCAAGTGGAACGCTAAGAACTACAACTATGACTCTCAGTGCTACATCTACCAAAAGCTATTCAAGAAGCCGTTGGTGTTCTTCGTTATCGATAAGACCACCGGTGTGCTTGCGATATTCAAACCTACAGATGAGTTTGTAAACGGAGGAGAGTTGAAAGTAGCAAGAGCTATTGACATGTATCAGAGATACTTTTCTGAGAGTCCATCAGACAACATCGAGAACTATTACATTGACGAATTCTTATACTAATTTATACACCAATCACAAACTTAACCTCAGAGGTTTGTGGTTGGTTAAAACAGACTGAGGTAAACTAAAACATTATTTACAATGGATCAAGCAGAAAAAATTTTCGCAGATGGTTTTATTTTTAAAAGAAACGAGAAAGCTCCAGACTTCGTAGTAGGAAGAATCTCCATGAAAGTCGATGAGGCAGTAGCCTTTATCAACAAACACCAAAAGAATGGTTGGATAAACCTTGGCGTTAAACAAGCGCGAAGTGGCAACTACTACGTAGAGTTAGATACATTTGAAGCCGGCACAAAAGAAAGCGCTGTCGATAAATACCAAGCTAAACAACAACCTAAACAACAACCAGCTGAAGAGGAAGATGATTCACTATTCTGATACTCAGGAGAAAAGGGAGATTAAGTCTCCCTTTTTTTACCTTTCAACCATGTCGGAAATGCACTTTTTATCCCCCCTATTACTTCTATAGGAATTTATATAATATATTTTTTTTTAATTTGAAAATAAGAGAAAATAATTAACATAATTGACAGTAGTACTGATTATCAAACAATTACAAAACAAAAATCGACATAAAATCGACACGAGATGACGCACAATGTAACAATTTTCAAAACCATAAAGGACACTGACACCCCATTCTATAGGGATGTAGAGCTTATTCTTGATAGAATAAAAGACGGCACAAATTTGACAAAGGATATCGTCAAGCGTATAAGACAAGAGAAAAACAAGTCTGAACGTAATGAAATTAAAAAGCTATTGCCGGCTATTTGCTTCAGTGGTACTTTCAAGAAAAGATTAGACACCGGATTGGAACAACACTCCGGACTTATCTGTTTGGACTTCGATGGCTACACAAAACAAAAAGAGCTGTTGCAAGACAAAGAGACTATCTCTAAAAATAAATACGCATTCGCTGTGTTTATATCACCATCGGGTAACGGACTAAAAGTTTTGGTAAAGATTCCTGCCGATCCTGAGAATCACACTAATTACTTCAATAGCCTAGAAAAGCATTTTAACAGCCCTTATTTCGATAAAACAAGTAAAAACCTATCTAGAGTATGTTATGAGTCTTACGACCCCTTAATTCACGTTAATTTGAATTCCTCCGTTTGGGATTTGATAGAGGAGCCGGAATACACCGAAGTAAGTAAGCTTAGAGACCAGGCTACTATTCCAATCACCGACGAGAATAAGATTGTAGAAATACTAATCAAGTGGTGGCACAAGAGATACCCAATGAACGAAGGGCAGAGAAATCACAACGCGTACATACTCGCCATGGCCTTTAATGATTTCGGTATCAACAAAAGCTTAGCCGGATACGTGCTGAATCAATACGCTACCGATGACTTCACCTTAAGGGAGATAGCCACAACTATAGACTCAGCATACAAGCACACCGCAAACTTCGGGACCAAGTACTACGAAGACGAAGAGCGTATCAATCAGATAAGAGCCAAGCTTAGACGTGGTGTATCAAAAAAAGAGATACGCTATCAGATGCAAGACTCCAATCTTGATGGCGATACTATCGATGCAGTTCTAAACAAAGTCGAGGATGAGAATTCTAAGATGACATTTTGGACAAAGAACGACAAAGGGGTTATAAAAATAGAACACATACTTTTCAAGCAGTTCCTTGAAGACTCAGGGTTTTATAAGTTCTGCCCGGAAGGTAGCAGAAACTATGTGTTTGTAAAAGTAACCAACAATCTTATAGACCACACCTCTGAGAAGGAAATAAAAGACTTCGTTCTTAATCACCTACTTGAGCTTGATGACTATAGCGTTTACAATTACTTTGCCGACAACACCAGGTTCTTTAGAGATGAGTTCCTTACATTGCTATCAACCATAGAGATTTATTTCATAGCGGATACTAAAGATGCAGCTTATCTGTATTACAAAAATTGCGCTGTGAAAATTACCAAGGAAGGCATAAAGACAATTGACTACCTTGACCTTGGTGGCTACGTATGGAAAGACCACGTTATTGATAGGAATTTTAACATCTGCAACGTTACCGGTAATTGCGACTTCAAACAGTTCATCAGCAATATCAATGGTAATGACGAGAGCAGAATAAGAACCATGGAGAGTACCATAGGTTTCTTGATGCACGCGTACAAAAACTTATCCTTCTGTCCGGCAGTCATACTAAACGATGAGGTGATAAGCGACAATCCTGAAGGAGGGACAGGTAAAGGGCTAATCATGAATGCGCTTAGCAATATGAAAAAATTAGTGGTTATCGATGGTAAGTCGTTCAACTTCGAGAAGTCTTTCCCTTATCAGTTAGTATCAGCAGATACACAGATCCTTTGTTTTGATGACGTTAAAAAACACTTTGACTTCGAGAGACTGTTCTCTGTTATCACAGAGGGACTTACCCTTGAGAAGAAAAACAAAGACGCTATCAAGATACCATTTAGCAAATCACCTAAGGTTGCAATCACCACAAACTATGCAATCAAGGGAGCCGGTAACTCATTCGCTAGGAGGAAGTGGGAGCTTGAGCTTCATCAGTACTACAACATGAGCTTCACTCCAAAGGATGAGTTCGGAAGAATGATGTTCGGGGATTGGAACGATGATGATTGGTGCGAGTTTGACAACTACATGATTGGATGCTTGAGCTATTATCTTTCATCAGGTCTTGTCAAGACAAAATTTGTCAACTTAAAAATCAGACAGCTATCTGCAGAGACGTGCCATGAGTTTATCGAATGGTGTGGATTAGTAGACAACAACGATAAGAGCTCGATGATACCGGTAAACGTTAGGCTTTACAAGAACGAGCTGTATAACAACTTCGTTGATGAGTATCCGGACTACGGATCAAGAGGAAAGATGACAATCAGTAGGACTAAGTTCTACAAATGGCTTATAGCTTACGCTATTTACAAGGAAGGCATTATGCCGGAGGAAGACAGAGACCACATCGGTAGATGGATAATAATTAAGAAGAGAGCAGATAACGATACACAAATTAAATTAAATCAATAATGAAACTAAGAAACAAATTTATAAAAGCAGACAGAGAGAGCAAGTCTGCAGAAGACATGGCTAATAGATGCGAAGTAATAGCAGATGAGTATCTATCAGATTTTATTAATTGGCTACATGCCGGTCAAACATACGCATTGAGACTGGACGACATGTTGAAAATATTCAAAGAAGACCGTGGGGAGAAAATTAATTAAAATACTCGTAGTGTTGACTTATTTTTTTATTATATTTTTAATCTTAAATTCAACCCAATGAAAAGCGAACAAAGAGTGCACTTAGGCATGATAAATTCATTTAATGTGATAACAGGTAGAGCCACCATGGAACAAGTGGTGAGCTCAGGCCTGGGCATATTCGCACATTATCCCGGACACAAAGACGAATTAGAAAGCATAGAGTTTATGATATTCTACTTCAAAGAGTTGGAGATGTACGAGCGATGCTCAGAGCTTAGGAAATACATAGAAGAAAACTTCAATGAAGATGGAACTACAAAAATCCAATACTGCGATTGTGAGAACCCGGAGATAGAAGTCTATGCTCAAAAAACAAAATGCTCAATATGCAACAACAGACTGAGAAGACATTAGACGTTCTCGAAAGAAACATAGGCTTTAACAACGAAGAGATGTGGAAGCAGTCAATGTTATTGGAGAGCGTTGTCTTTGCCAAGATAGAAGTCAAAGAAGGCAGAGGCAGATCATCTGCATTAGTCCAAAAGTATAAGCACGATGTCCCGACTGAAATACGCGAAAGGATAAAAAACAGTGTTGAGTACTATAAAAAATTATATGAAATGGATAAGCTAAAACCAACTGTTCAATTTAGAGACTACCAAACAAGAATAATATACGAAGGGACCAAGATAATTAAAGAGCATGGCTTCTTGTATCTTGCGATGGAAGTTAGAACAGGAAAGACGCTTACAAGCCTGGGCATTGCATCAAACATTTCAAGTCACAACGTATTGTTTTTAACAAAAAAGAAAGCTATCTCCAGTATTCAAAAGGACTACGAGATGCTGAGCCCTCTCTATGATTTAACAATCATCAACTACGAGAGTTTACATAAGCTGCCAAATACAAAATGGGATTTGATAGTAATGGACGAAGCGCACTCATGCGGTGCTTTCGCAAAGCCAAACAAAAGAGCAACCCAGGTGAAAGACTTAATCACCAAGACAAAAGCCAAGGTTATATTGCTATCAGGAACGCCAACTCCTGAGTCGTATTCTCAGATGTATCACCAGGTTTATGGCATACCAAATAATCCTTTTAAAGAGTTTAAAAATTTCTACAGATTTTGTGATAAATTTGTAAATGTAAAAACCAAAAAGATAAACGGATTAATGATGAACGATTACTCCGATGGTCTGCCAACAATATTAGAAGCTATGGAGCCTTTCACAATAAACTACACCCAAGAAGAAGCCGGCTTTGTCGCTAAGACAACCGAGGAGGTTTTGGAGGTAGAGCTAAAAGAATCAACCTATAAGCTGATAAAGAAGCTGAAAAGAGATTTGGTTGTGCAAGGAAAAGAAGAAGTAATATTGGGAGATACACCGGTAAAGTTGATGACGAAAATACATCAGCTATGTTCCGGAACAATAAAATTTGAGAGTGGCAACTCAATGATTCTTGATACCACTAAAGCCGATTACATAAAAGAACAGTTCTTAGGATGTCAAATAGGTATCTTCTACAAGTTCAAAGAAGAGCTTCAAGCATTAAAGCAAGTCTTTGGTGACGAACTAACGACTGACCTTGATGAGTTCAATAGCACGTACAAGAACATAGCACTGCAGATTGTATCCGGAAGAGAAGGTATATCTTTGAAGAAGGCTGAGTATCTTGTGTATTACAACATTGACTTCAGCGCCACAAGTTATTGGCAAAGCAAAGATAGAATGACCACAAAGGAAAGGTTAGAGAACCAAGTGTTTTGGATATTCGCTAAAGGCGGCATCGAGCATGAGATATACAAGGCAGTAACTAAAAAGAAGGACTTTACATTAAAACACTTCTCTAATATAATAAAAAATGAAACAAGTTCCAATAAAAAATTATTATGAGCGATACAGTTTATTTCCAACCACCCGGTATCAGACCACAATATTGCGAAGCAGGTATGATTTCAGAAACAGACCCTGATTACATTTGGTATTACAGCGAGCCTTGTAAAATTCTAATTTCAGAGGTTAAAATTATACCAAAAGAAAATGTAGTGTATGACAAAAAAAGTAGATTGTATATAGTTAAACAATAATTATTAATATGTTTACCTCATTGATGCGGTGAACATATTAATAATTATTAGAAATCTATAAAAATAATTATTATGACACTCAAAGAAAAAATACAAACAATAATAATAGACGACTCTGGCAATCTTCAAAAAATTTTATTCACCGAAGATTTGTTTGACGAGTTCGCTATTGAGTTTCATCGATGGATGAGAATGAATGATACCATAGAAAATGCTGAGAAGTACTTTCACTTTACAGACAAAGATATGTTGAACGAATTTAAAAAAGAAAAAGGATTATGAAAAACAAATTAGCCGGGAAGCACCCATCGTATGACAAGTTAGGAATGTCAGAAGAAAGAAAGAAAAAAAAGTTAGCTTACGATAAGAAGTACCAAGCTACTGAGAAGAGAAAGAACTACAGAGTAGAACTCAACAAAGCCAATAGAGAAGCGGGGACCTACGGCAATGGAGATGGTAAAGACATGAGTCATACCAAAGCCGGAACAGTAGTGAAAGAAAATATGAAGTCTAACCGAGCACGTAATGGCCAAAATAAAAAGTCAACTAAGAAATGATAAAGTGTGTTTGCGTAAACAATGATAACAGACCTAGCAAAGTTCCTGAGAATAAGTGGCTAGAAAAAAATAAGGAATATACATTGTCATTCACCATGACTGTACACCCTCAGAAAAAATTAGCATTTCAAATTCAAGAGATTGAGCTTGATGATAGTTGTTCCCCCTACACGTGGTTCCTGGCTGATCGGTTCGCGTTTAAAAAAGAAGACTTGCCATCACTAATTGAGTTTATTCAAGAGTGCAATAAGATTACATTCTCTATAAACGAATTGATGAGGGTTACAAAAGTAGATGTATAACGGTTGCGTATATAAGAGATGCGGAGAAGCATGATTTTGCGTATCTGTTATATACATTGTTAGCAACAGTACGAATTATTAAAACTAAATATTATGCACAATTTTAAATTAGGGGACAAAGTTTACCACAAAGCAGATTCAGCACCATTTGAAGTGGTTGGAATTAGAAAAACAACAATAGAAATACAAGGCGATTGGAGTGGCGGAACTCACAACGTAAATCAAAAATCTTGGGTTAATCATACAGAAATACAACCGTATGACCAAACTAAAGTTCATAAACTATGAAAGAAAGTAGGATACAGTCAAAAAAAATTAAGGAACTTGAAGCCCAGGGGTACTACGTAATAAAATTGGTGATGACTAATAAAACAGGAATACCAGACTTAATAGCTATACCCAAAAACTCTGACGTTCTTTTCGTAGAAGTAAAGGCTGAAAAAGGCCGCGTATCTCCATTGCAGGAGTTTAGGATTGAAGAACTTGAAAAACACGGACTAAAAGTAGAAATTTATAAACCACTCTAATTAAATCATATGAACTAATGAAACATAAGAGATATGAACCCATTGTTAGAGAGCGAGAACGAAAGAGCAAGTCGAATCGCTAACCGGATAAACGAATACCATTCGTTGCTATCAGACATGTATGACAACATGGTCGATAGGGATATTAAACTAATTAGAAGAGACGCTCAGTTCTTGATAATGGAGCTAAGGTGTATTTTAAAATCAATAGAAGAAGATGATTTCTAATCTAAAAGAAAAAGCAATTACAGCTTTCGTTAATACTTTTGGTGGTTCATTTAAAAAATTAGATCCTCTTGATGTTGACTATCGAATAATGGACAAGTTAGGAAACCTCATCGCCTATGCTGAGGTAAGACCGGTCCCCACTATAATGCGGTACTCATATCCATTACCGGTAGAGGCAAAGAAAGTTGTAAAGCTGATAGACAAGAGAATTGTCCCGGTTATAATATGGACTTGCGATGATGGAATAATTTATGGCAAAGCCAACAAGATAAGAGGGGAAGTTAAATGGGGCTCTATCGCCCCAAATAACAACCTTGAATTAATAATCTATTACGATAAGCAAAAAGACTTGAAGTACATAAGATTTACTCAGTAAGCTTGTCAAACTCTTCTCTACTCATTACTTTCACTCCTTTTTTGCTATTATTTTTTAAGTCCTTGTATATATCATCCATAACAGATTTTCTAATCTCCTTGTAAAGAGGGATATATCCTGCATTACCTAATATCTCAAGAGGAAGTCTTATATTTCTCTCTTTCTCTTGTCTCTCTATGGCATCAGCTTCTTTTTTCTCATCAGCAGTAATTACCTTTATTCCTAAAGCCGCTGTTTTTGCCATAGGCCCATAAGCCCCCATAAAGTTAGGAATATTTTCCCAAGACTTAATTTCTCCTGTTCTCGGATCAGTTTGTAAAGAGTTGAATAAAACTGCATCCTTATATGGATCATACTCTCCTGTTCTCAATCCTTCAAGATATTCTTTTGTTACTAATTCTTCAAATCCGTAATTCACAACTGTTTTAGTAATGTTTCCAAAATCTCTACCAAGAATTAAACTGGCAAATGTAGAACTCAATGATTGACCTAGCATTTGATTTATTGTTTTCTCTTCTTCTTCATCATCGTCTTCAAACCCTAAGGCCATACCTAAAAGACCTGCAATTCCTGAAGTTGCTGCTTTTATAAGTAAATTATAAACAGTCATACGAGTTATAACTCCAGCTAATATAGAAGCTCCTTCTGCCTTAGTCATGTCTCCTTTTCCTATGGCAGACATAACTCCGGCTCTTGCCGCATTATATTCAAAAATCATAAAGTTGGTCATAAACCCATTAAAGTTTTTTAGGAAAACCTCATACCCTTTGTCTTCAGGTCTTATTTTACCTCTTAAAAGACCTGTAAACCCATTTTTGGTTGCTCCCATAAGTACAGATTTTTTGTCTGCAACTTTTCTAGCATTATCAATAGCTTCTTGATTTTCATTTACATAAGCCTCATCATTCTGTGCTATTTTTTTTAATTCTTCTCTTGATACTTTTCTTCCATATTGTTTTTCAAGTTCTGTAGCAAAACTTCCCATCCAATATGGTCTCATAACAAGTTTATCAGGAGATGTTATTAAAGCATCGGCAGTTAATTCAACAGCATTTAATCCCTTCTTACCGGTTAAATTCCATACTTGTAGAGCTTTATTCACAACTTTACCTCTAGTCTTGCTAGATTTAGTTCCAATAGATTGGTCTAAAATACCAGTGTCTATCATTTTTCCTGAAAGCCCTGATGCATAAACCCTAGGCGTTTGCACACTACCAGAAACATTCATTATAGCTGGTCCATCTTCAGATAATAAAATGCCCATATACTCTAACCCTTTAGCAAACGTAAAAGGATCGTACGAAATATATCCAAGGTTAGATAGTAATTCTACTCCTGACCTTCCTAGTCCCGCTAATACAGCCCTATATCCTTGCTTGCTTATGTAATTAGATATGTCTTGAGAAGTTGATGTTTGTACATAACTATTTGTTACTAAGTCTTTAACGGCTGTTTCAAAAGAATCTTTTACAGCATTAAAAATCCTTCTCTTTTCTTTTGACATTTGACCATCTTTCTCTAATTCAGCTTCGGCCGCATTTAAAGACTTCCTAGCAGTTCTAATTGGCGCTGTTAAATAATAATCCATTAAAACATATTTAGCGGACTTGTGAGCGGTAGCATAGGCATCAAAATTAATAGCTTTTGCACCAGGGCTTCTTTCCATTAAATTCTTAGCCTTTGTTGATGGATTTAATGACTTATTGTACTCATCGGCAAATGAAGCTCCTGAGTCTAAATCTTCTTTACTATCTTCACTTAACACACTTATATGCGTGTGGTTGTTTAGCGGGTTAATTCTTTTCCCTCTAATTACAGCTGCAGTAAATTCAGCCTTCTCTGTCTCTTCTTTCTTTATTTCTTGAAGAGTTTTTATTGCTTCTTTTTCTGCCTTACTAAATGAATTGTATAATTTGTCTATATCAATTTGAATTATATCTTTTCCATCTTTATCTTTACCTACAACTTTTCCATATTTATCCAATATATCCTGTAATATCTCCACATCGTTCTCATTATATTGAGACTTCAATCTATTTATGTGCTTTACCGTTTCTTTTATATATTCTGAAGCTTGATTTACACGTGGATCACCAGGGTTAGTATTGTGTTCTAGTTGTATTAAATATGTCTTTATTTTATAGCTAGAAATCTTGGCCTTTAGAGGATTCATACTTTTAAAGTATCCTTCAGATTTAGCAACTTTATCTTGAGCTTTTTTTAATTTCTCATCAATTGTTTTTAAAGCAAAAGAAAACCTAGCCTCTGCTGTGGCAGACCTACCTAATAATGCATCAAACAACTCTTTTGTTTTAAAGTTTCCTAAAACTTGGTCTATATTGAACAATGGAGCTCTTCTTATCATCTCAAAAACAGCATCGTTATCTGTGAATTTTGATTTGATTGAATTGTAAATTTTACCTATTGTGGCTAAGCTACCATTTTCAATAACTTTAACCTCAGCTTTAGCATCGGAAAATCCATCTATCTTCTCTAGTATTAATTCCGCTTGATGAGGTAAATACCCATTGTTAATGTTGTCAATAGCTTTGATTAAGTTATTTAACTCTATATTGCTTAATTGACTTATAAAAGGTTTTTTAAGATGGTCAGCTATTCTTTTAGCAACAGCTCTTTCATCTCTAGTTGGTAAATCACCAAAATTTACCTTAGCTTTTTTAACTTCAGCTTCTAACTCTTTTCTTTCTGCTTCAATCTCTGCATCTGTTTTCTTTGCCTTTCCTTCTTGTGGTACAATTTCTTTCTTGTACTTAACCATTAGGTCCGCCTCTTCTTGAGTTATCTCATTCTCCTTAATCATTTTTTTAATGGTAGCAGCATAGTCTAATTCACCATCCTTTAAAACTTGATTTTTAGAGTTATTAAGCCTAAAAGTCAACTCAGGTACTAATGATTGCTCATTATCTATTTCATTAAGAATATCATTAACATCATTTATTACTTGTGATATCTCATCAAGTTGCAATACAGATTTTCTATCGGAAAACATTTTTACAAGCTCCATATACCTTTCAAGATTTTTAACAGGTATAAGACTTGGATTTATTGAGAATAATGTCTGTAAAGGAAATGCTAGACCATTAGCTATACCAATCTTAGTAGCGATGCTTTTCTTGGCCGCTTTTAATTTTCCTTTTGCTACGCTTATCTTGTTGTCGTATTCAGCATCAGCAAACACCTTAGTCATATAGTCGACAAAAGTAGCCACTGATGACTCATTCAATAAGTTCACCTTACCGAATTTAGATATAAGATTTACCGCTTGAGTTGGTGTTATGTTACCTTTCTTAGCTAACTCTCTAATTTCTTCAACCAAGTCTTTTGTAGCGTCTTTTGACAACTCTCTTATCCTTGATATGATTTTTAATTTTTCTGCGCGTGATACGTTTCTTATGTCGTTAAGAGCGCCTATAACCCTGCCGATTGATACAGCTCTTTTAGGAGCAACGCCCATCTTTGCACGAGCCTCACGCTCCATGATTTTTCTTTGCGCATCATTGGTATTTGGATCTTTGTAGATATCAGACTCTCTAACCATTTTGTCCAGGTTAGCTATAATCTTTTTATCGTCTACACCCTTAGATTTTTGACGAGCTATTAACTTATCGGCTTTTTCCATAAGCGCATTGTAAGCCGGGGCTATCTTCACAATCTCATTAACAGAGTTTATGCCTTTTATAATATCCCTTACTTTTAAGTTCTCATCAGACGCCACTTGCTTAATGGCTTCTTGCAAGCTCATACCGGCATCAACAAATCCTTTGATAGCTTGGAGAACGTATCTCATAGGCACAAGAAGGATGTTAGAGCCTAAGTCTTTCTCAATTCTCTTGAATTCGTTAATCATATCACCAAGCTCTGACGATATCTTGCCAAGAGTAGTTTTATCATTAGGATCTAATTCAAGTAATTCATCCAACTTACCTTTAACTTCTTCTTCTACTACTTCCTCAACAACAGGGCCTCTTTGGCTATTAAGCTTCTCTAGTTTCTTTTCAGATTTTTTTAATTCAGATTTAGCTTCTTTCAAATCATCTTTAAGGTCGTTTATAGTATCCTGTTGATTCTCTTTAAAATTCTCTATCTCATACTTTAAATCTTCAATAGCCTCTTTCTTTTCGGCTCTACTCAAAGACGTGTCTTTTTTTACCTCTTCAATTTTTTTATTTAAATCGGCTACTTCATCCTTGGTATTTTGAGTCTCGTCTTTTATCTCTACCTCAAGGTCTGAAATTTTAAATTCATAAAACTCAACATCCTTTTCAGCTTCAGCTATCTTCTTGTCTAAGTTAGATGGTTTCTTAGGAGCCTCAACTTTAGGAGTCTCTGCCACCGGAGCTACCTCAGCTTTAGCTTCAGCTATAGGAGCCTCAAACTTAGCCTCCATCTCTGAGTATCTTTTACCCATAGGAGTGGCCAAGAAAGTCTTAAGAGATTTAGTATCTTCAGAAAGGGCTTTCTTAGCTCTTTTTAATGCAATCAAATCACGATTATCAGATTGATTAACCCACTTAGTAGTATCTGTTCCATTTCTGTCAAATAAAGACTGTATAGCCGCATCTATCTGCGCTATTTTCTGCTCTACTTTAAGAGCCGGCTTAGGCTTTACAGTAGGCGCTTCCTCTAAAATAGATTCTTCTACTACTGGAGCAGGCTTGGCTTTAGACTTCACTTTTTGATTTTCAGGTATTGAAATACCTGCTTCTTTAGCAAATGCTCTGAAGTCTGCTTCCTTAAAACTACTAGAAGCTGCATCTCCTATAATATAACCTGCAAGCTCTTTAAATGAATAATTTTTATCAAGAAGTCCTCCAACAGATTTTTCATTATTTGCTCTACTAAAATTTGAATCTATATGTTTTCTATATAAATTACCAAATTTTCTAAAGTTCATTTCATTTAAAGCTTTTAGTATTTGTTCTTGAATATAACTACCTTTTAAGTCTCCATTATTATTATATGGATTTGAGTCTCTATTATATTCTTCTACAAATCTTTTAGCTTCCGGATCGTTTCCACTATATTCCATTTTACTTCCATAGATAGGAAGGCGACTATTGTTTTGACTTTTCTCTATAGCTTCTTCTTTAGTGTACTCTTTACCATCTATAATGAACTTCTCTTCAACAGGAGCTGTCTCTATAGTAGTTTCAGTAGGTTGAATTCTTAAAGCCTCTTGATTATCATTTGAAACAAACTCTTTAGCTCCTTTTAATGTTTTTGATTTGAATAATTCTTTGCCTTCAACTTCTGTCTTAACAACCCAATTATTACCAACCTTTTCTATAATATTCCTACTTATTCTATCTACGTATGAATTCTTAGTTATTTGCTCTAGATTTATTGTCTCAACGACAGGAGCCTCTACCGCAGGAGCTTGCTCTGTCACAATATCAAATCCTTCAGGAACAGGTGGCGGTCCTTCAGTAGTTACTTCAGGAGATACTGATAGCTCAATTGGTTGGGACACCTCATCAGGTATGCCTACTACTTCTTCTTGGACACCTTGTTCGGTAACGACTTGATTGACTTGGTCTCCTTGCTCCATTTCTTGCAATCCCACTTCGGGTTGTTCTGGCTGTAGCACGCCTTCATCTGTTTTTTGCTCTTGAACGGCATCTGTTTTGAATTTTTCGTTAATATCTTTTGCTGTTTGTTCGTCATTGTTAACCACAATACTCATGGCTTTTAATTCCTCTTGAGTCTTGTCTTTCAACTCATTTAGGAATTCTTCTTTTGTGTATTGCTTGTCATTAATAATATATTCAGCCGAAGGTTGTTCGCTTAATTTATTTAGTGACTCTTTTATCTCCTCAATTCTATTTTTTGCTTTTACAACTAACGATGGATCTTTACCTTCAACATAGTTCTCTAAATCTCTTTTTTCTTTTAAAAGATTCATAGCCTCTTTCTTCTGCTGAGTAGTAAGCCCTTCCGGTAACTGTCTATAAAGACCAACTGAGTTTCTATAGTCATTAAGTTGCTCCTTGGCTTCTTTTTCAGTTATAATGCCCTGTGTTATTTGTTGCTTAAGACTCGCTATGTATGCACTTTGGATATTAGTATCATTCGCCATTGACGCGAAAGTCTCAAACGTACTGTCGTCCATATTTAAGAATCCCTTTTTAGAATAAGCCACGCTCACCCCGGAAGGTATCCCTAATAAGAATCCTCCAACAGCCTCCTGGGCTCCGGCCACTAAAACATTCTCTACCAAATCAAGTTTAGAGTCAGGAGTATTGAACATATCCTTGCCCTTTATTTCGTCGTACAGTACTTTGAATCCTGTCTCAGATAATTCTTGAGCAGCACCTGTTTCAAACTCGGCAACTCCTGCCGCTGAAATGGTAATTAATCCTCTAGCTAATTTAGACTCAACTTCATTTTGAACCAACTCTCTAAATGTTTTTGCGCTTGTACCTTTCCCGACTTTACCTAAGACCGACATGGCAATGCTATTTATAACACCCTTGCTGGCTAATACGTTTCTTAGTCCATAAGCCTCCAACACTGCACTTGTAATACCAATTGGCAAAGTGATTGCTAGTTTCTCGTTCTCTGTAATGTTGGCAAACTCAGGATTGTTCTCCATCTCTTCAGAGATACCATCTGAGATTTGAGCATACATCTGAGCTGTCCTTTGTGCCCAACCTGCAATATTCCCTCCGCCAATCATAGCTGGCAAAGACTCTGCAACTCCCAATATTGCTCCTCCCCAAAAGCCTTCTTTTTTCAAATTGGACCATTGAGTTGTAGTAGCTGGATCTCCAAATATTTCTTCGGCCCCTATACGTATGTATGGAAGAGTTTTTGATTTTATATCTTTTTTAATATAATCATCAACCTTATCTTCCCACTCGTTAAGTTGGTCTTCAGTTAATGTTTTTTTCCAATCATCTACTGTCTGTTGACTTGATGGTGGCTTAACACCTATTTGTTTAGATATTTCAGTAGATACATTTTTCAAGTCTTTTTGACTCATACCAAAACCAGTTGGCGCTATTTCTGTAGCTATATCGGTTACTAAGCTAGTAGTACCTGACGCTATTTTTCCTATACCTCTGTTGATTGAGTCCCAAATCCCTCCTGACCAACTTCCTTGCTTTGCTTTTTGTATACCATACTTAGCAACAGCTTGATTTAGTTTTAGTCCTTTTGATTTTACAGAACTCTCCTCTTCAAGAACAGATTTTACGTCGGCATCAAATTTAGCTATAACATCCTGAATAGCTTGTATTCCTTCAGGCGTAGGGTTTAATTTAACATTCTCAATGTCTTTCTCTAACTGTGCCTTTCTTGTTAATAATTCTTTTTGCTTTTGATTCAAAAGAGATACCTCTTTAGTGATAGATTTTATAGACTGATCAACTTGCTTCTCTGAATTGAATTTAATATCCTGTTCTTTCATAGTTTTTTCCAACACAAAAAGCCCCTTGGCAGGAGTATTCTCTGTTATAAACTTCTTAAGGATTTCAGATTGCTCTTTTGATTTACTATTGAAAAGATTATCAGTAGATATTTCTATGGTTTTTTTGTTTGGAGCAGTTACCTTTACATAGTCGCCAATTACACCGGACTCTTCAAACTCGAATCCTAAATCTCCAAACTGATATTTTAATTGAGGAACAACATATTCTTGCTCATAGCTAATTAAGTCATCGTCAATAGATTTCAATCTTTCTTTAAGATAACTACTTTCAGATGGTTTAGGCATATTTAATTGCTTGTCAAAAATATCTCCGTATTTTTTTTCTTCAGCTGTTCTTACCTCTTTTTCTTTTTTTACTTTTTCAAGAAATCCTTTTGCTTTATCAGGTGATGGCAATAAAGGTTTGCCCGACATGTCGGTTGGTTGTTTTTTACCAATTTGTTTTAAGTCTTCCGCAGTTAGGCTAAACTTTTTCTTGTCGATAACAGGCGTATCCAAAGAACCATCGACCGAAGGTAATTCCGTAGTAGCTGTTTGACGCTCTTGAAGTTCGGGTGACTCCAAAGAAGATTTTTTTTTTAAAGGTTCTTCTTGTTTTTTACCTACAAGATTAGAAAATGAATTTGCGTCTTTTTTGTATCCCTTACTTTTTACGTAGGAATACATATCATTAAAAACTTCATTGTCTTTATGCAATAGACCTACAAACTCATCTCTACTTTTTGTATATCCTTTAGATTTAGCTCTATTGTATAAGTCATTGATTACTTCTTCGTCCATTTTTTTTATTTTGTTTGATAATTAACACCTCCACCTGATGCTGTCCCTCCGTAAAGCTTTCTCTTGTGAACCTCTTCAGCTTCTTGTAAGCTTGTGTAAAACGCGCCTGTTGGACTTTCCGGATTAACCATCTGCTTAACTATAATCTCCATACGAGGACCTTGTTTCTTGGAAGTCAATGTAAAGTATTTCTTCTTAGGAGTTTTTGTTCCTTCTTTAGTTTTGCCATCTTTTTTATCTACCACTACATCCTCTTCAGTTCCTGTAGTTTTTTCTCCTTCCTGAATAAATCCAACTAGCTCAAGATCTCCTATCTGTGCATTATAACCTAAACTCTCTGGTACCTCACTAATCCCTTCGCTAATAGGAATAACAAGACCTCTTATGTTTTGCGCTGTTCCTTTATTATATGTTTTATTATTTGCTGGATCAACGTCTGTTACAAATCCTATACCGCTTTGAATCGGTTTAGGAGCTGCAGGTTCCTGCTCTCTATATTTAGCTTCGGCCTTTGCTTTTGCATCGGCACTTTCTTCAAGCTGAGCTGTTACCGTTTTCTTTTCTTCATAGCCATATTGTCTTCTTAGAGTGTTTCTTAAGAAGTCATCAATCTCTTTTTGTTGAGCATCTGATATCTTGAACTGATCTCTACCGTTAGTAGGATTGTAAACTTTCAATATAAGGTTAGGATTTTTCTTAGCCTCTTCCTCACTATACGTAGTGGTATAAGGCAATCCATTAGAAGCTACCCTTTTCTTGTCAAAAAGAATAGATGCTTGGTTTTCAGGTGGTCCGGCTAATGTTTTTATGTATTGATTTTCTGCAGTAAAAAACTCAAATAAAGCACCGGTTTCTTCCTCTCCATATTTTTTAGCAAGAATATCTTCTGTAGTAATTATAGCTCCGGTTTTATTAAATCCACTTTCTATTATTCTACTTCTTATATCTTTTCCTAATGAAGCTACAAATTTAGCAGACTCTTCTTCGATTTTAGCCATAGGAATCCTAGCTTTTAATCCTTCGTTTAAAGCCTGAACAGAAGTTAAGTTACCCGGAGATTGGTCCAATGTGGTTACAGTTTTTCCATCTATTACTTCAGTCTTTTTTACTCCCATCATTAGATTGCCTTTTGAGTCATATACCCATCCGACATTCTTCCACTCTCCAAACTTCTCAGCATGCGCTCCGGCCTCAAGTTGTAGTCCTGAGTATTTACCATCCTGATATCCAGCCATTGCTTCCTTAAAGTTCTCTTGATAGGCGTTCAAACTATTGTAAGCTATTTTGATATTGTCATTCGTATTTTGGGTGAACTTCATATAATCATTAGGCGTTATCTGCCCTCTCTCCATCAATCCCTTTTGAATAAGGTTGTTTTTAGAAGTAGTTTCTGCTAAGTCCATAGAGGCCATATTGGCGCTCTCGTGTTCTCCCATTGGCTTGTTGGCAATCTCTTGCATCAATGTTCTTGATGCTTGGTCTAGAGCAGCCTTCTTCTCTTCTCGAACACGATTTTCCTCCTGGAACATGTCGGCCATATTCTGACCTATCTCTGCCCAGTTTACGTATGCATCCGCTTCTCTCTCTGCGTACTTATAAAAAGTCTTTGCCATAGTTTTTATTGATTATTAGAATCCAACTCCGCTAAAGTTCATTCCATACAGTGGATTGGTTATAGGGTTTAATTGAGCAGATGTTGGAAATTTAGCCGAAGGTAAATTTTGAGTTTTATTATTAACTAATGGAGCAGAGGACAATCCCTCTATTACTGCCGGATCATCTCTTTTAGCGAATAATGGAACCATTGCCAATCCTTGTTGAGTTGCAGATGTTATCCCTTCAAAACCTTGTTGTGTAGCAGCAGCAGCAGCCTCTTCCGCGTCTTTAGCTGCAAGATTTGCGCCCTCTACTACCCCCAAGTCTAACTGAACATTTAAGTCTCTAAGCCTAGCTTCTTCCGCTATGATTTCTCTCTGAATAGCATCCATGTCTTGAATCATATTGGTTCTTACGCCTGCCTGAGCTTCGTTCTGAGCCATTAATACTTTACCCACAGTTGTTTCAGGACCTCTATCGCTCTCAACTCCAGCCTCTATGGCTTGAGCTCCAGCAGATAGAAAAGCTTCTCTCTGTAGTTCGTAAGGTTCTTTTTGTATTGCCCTCATTTTAGCAAAGTTTATCTCAAGTCTTTTACGAGCTTCTGCCATGGCTTTTGCCGCCTCAGCTTCCGCACGTCTCTGTAGCTTGCTTTGCTGGTCTGCTTGAATAAAAGAATTTGCTGTACTTAGCACTGTCGAGCCTAAGCTTGCTACCGCCATTCCTGTTGCTAATCCCATATTATAGTAATTTTATCATTTCACTTGTGTATGATTCAGCCTGGATATACCCAAGCTCCTCATACGTTTTTACTAAACTTTTGTTTTTAATCAAGGCGTAAGCATACTTACTTCCGCAGTTCTTGCTGATATTTGTCAAAGACTCAACCAACATTGTTATCGCTTCTTTTCTCTCGCCTTTATATTCTTTGTTGGATATAACCCAATCTACCCATGCAACTTTTGAGTTGGTCATGTAAATGAATCCTGCACAAACAGGAATTTCATCATCGAAAACTATCATACCTCCTGTGCCGTTGTCCGGTAAAAAATCCCTTTCAGGAGCAACCCACTCCCATTGAGCCCACCAATCTACAAGAATATCTTGGTAGTCGTTCGCGTTAAGAGGTCTAATGTTTAATCCCATAGTGATACAAAGATATTAAAATTAAGGGAAACTTTTCATCACATTGGACTCTACTGCAAATAACTCTACTTCTCCACTTGATGTGTTCTCAAGTTTAAAGGTACAATAGTGGCCCAATACTCCATGTGACTCCGCTACAGAGTTTTTCACATACAAGAAATAATTCACATTCCCAGGTATAGGAGTAGTCAGTGGAGTAAGCATATTGTTATTTACAATAATTCGGTTTACCCCTGCCGGATAGTCAACGATAATGTCAACCACCATGCCGGCAAACACCGGGTTAGGATGTCCAAAGTAAACGTAGTCTCCAATGCTAATTATATTCCCAATTGACACCAATGGTGATATGCTGAAATTTACTTGAGCAGTGTTAGTTCCGGCTCCAACAACCGTAAGGCTGTTCCCTATTCCATTTAAACTTCTAAGAGCAAACTCACCATTGGAGTTATTTCGAACAAACGCATAGAAAGAAGCTTCTTTCTTCTCAAACCAAGAGTCCAATATAAATCCTGAGAACTGAAGGTCAGTCTCAAGCGTGGCTCCCCACTTAGAGTCGCCCTCTAAATTTAGAGTTTTGAATAGCTTGTTCTCCAGTACAGCATTATTAAACACACTCGTTATTGTAGATGGTTTAAATGCGTTATTTGGCTGCATCATCTTTGTCCACCAATCTTGATAGAATGTGTTTCTACTATTGTTTACGTTGTGGCGATAAAGGTCTCCTCCTTTGAAGGTATAGAAATAATTGTTCATTCCTATCATCCAATCCGGTTCATAGGAATAAAAAGAAGGCCAACCCTTTACATCTTCGTTGTATGATAATGTATAATTCATAATTTACTTTTATTAAAAACAGATTGAATAAACACTTATAACACCATCAACTCCTACCAAACATACTTTTGAATTTGAAGGATCAGAATCTAAAGATAGTCTATAGTATAATCCTCCTCCATCAAATGTATCTAAAGGATCTTCTGAATTGCAAGCAACATCACCACTATTAATTTCTCCTGTAACGCTAGTTACTATAAAAATAGGGATTTCAAGAGCTTCTGAGCAACCATCTACAACCTCTGGATCTACTATTCCAATATCACTTCTCAATGCCGGCTCTGTGTTACAGTCAACTAATATAGCTCCTTCATAGCTAAGTATAACTATAGCTATTACAGAAATTAGTGAGTCATCACCAAGACCGGTTATCTCCGTTGTTTCACCAAATTCATCAATATAAGATATTGTGTAAGATACATCTAAAGGAATCTCAAAACAATAAACAGAAGGCTCACAGTTTCCACAAGTTTGCGCAGGCAATAAGACTCCATCTACTAATTCTCTAACCGTTCCTTCAAAAGTATAGAAACCATTATCAGCATAAGTAGTCATATTAGCATCTGTAAATATAGATGTAGAATCTGCAAACGATGCGTTCAAGTAATAAAAATCTGGAATACACCCACAACAAGCATTTATTAATGCTTCTCCAAAACAAAGCTCTGTAGATATTGCGTCTCTTAAGTCCCATATCAAGTAGAGATATTGTCCATTTACACTTTCCGGAACAGTAAAATCTGCATAGTATACAGGCGTTGCACCAGATATAGGAGTGGCCAAAGAAGATGCAGTTATCAAACTTTCAATATCAACGCTATTGTTTTCATACAATACGGAAGTTCTCAAATACCTAAACTTATCTTGTGCTATGTCAAAAACATAATCATCAGGAGATATTTTATTGGTATAGAGTCTCATGATACTATCCTCTTGAGGGAAGCCTCCTGTTCCAACTATGCCGCTTAATAAATTGTATCTCGACACAAGTGGTGTTTCAGCTCCTGTTGAGAATAGAACTAAGTTAGAGAATAAAGGTCCAATAAAAGCACCATCAGTATATCGATACTGAGTATGAATTGTTTGGCCTCCTTCTGAATCATTAGTAAGGACTACTTCTACAATAGTCATTTCCTCAGTATTAGGACAATTTACCAATACCGAAACAACCATGTCTCCTGTGTAGGTAAGTGTTATCTCTGCGGTCTCTACGCTAACTGAGTTTTTATTGAAGGATATACTTCCATTCTCATCTGTAGCTAACGAGTCTTCAATAACTCCGTTATAATCAACGCTAACTTGTAACGTAGCTCCTTCTTCCACGCTGGTAAACAACCAACTGATTTCAGTAAATCCAACTACGGCCCCTAAGTCAACGCAATAAACCATTTCCTTAGAAACCTCTTCATTTACAGACAATGTAAATGTTTGTGAGATACCGCAATTCAAACATTGTTGATTTACCGGCAGAGGTCTGTCATTTAAAGCCAAAACATATTCATTCATGTAAGGATCAAACCCTCCTAATTTCTGAGTATTGAAAGATGCATTAAACTCATCTCTAAACCAAGTTCTCATGCTGTCTTCAGAAGAAACAAACAATTGGTCAGACTGAGCTTCACTTCCTTTCAAATGGATAACAGCTCCTCTTTTTACGTCTGTAAAATATCTGTCTGCTCCCCATTGAACATAACTCTCAGGATTAAAACTTATACCATACTTCTCAGTTCTCGATATTTGCGTTCCTAAGACCTCTGGAGTGGCTGTAATTATATTTCCAGCACTTGCATCAGACAGCAAGTTTTTACCCGCTAAAACGTAAGATATTTTATCCTCTTGCAAAGTAAGTACGTCGGTGCTTCTCGCATCCAATAAAAATATTTCACCAAAAGATGCCTCGCAGTTTTTGTAATTAGACAACCCTTTGTTAAATTCATTTAACTTATTGAGGTTGCTCTCTTCATTGTAAACTCCACTATAAGTAATGTCAGAGAAACGGTCAGACTCTTTATAGTCTTGCTCGGCAACAGTAGTTACTCTTTCTCCAAAATTAAAAGGTCTTCCAATTATAGAGTCTCTTATCTTATAGCTCTCAGCTCCGTTTCCAAAAGCAAAACAGTTAAAAAACTGAGTATCAATAATAGCCGGAATACCACCCGCAATATCTTGATTTTGGATATTACCCATGTGGTTTCCATTTTCATCAATCTCAAATGACAACTCATTTTCAAAGAATACATCCGGCAAAGAGTCAGAAGGCTCTGTCTCAAATATAATAACATCCTCAGCTCTAAATACAGTTATCTCTGCAGTAATGTAAATTCTACGAGAATATTTATAGTTTCTTCCATCACAACTGAATGTACTACTAAACCATATTTGCAACTCATTGGTAACGGTATCTCTATAAAATCTCCAGAAATTAATATCTCCATTCTCCCATATTAATCGATATGGCATTCCTGATGTAAATATATTTCTTTCAAGTATTAACTCAGTTTCACTTACAACGCTTTCGACCTCAGTAGAACCAAATATTCCTCCTGCATTTACTTTAACGCCTGCCACAACACCATCAGTTATAAATGTAGCTGTAGAGTCAATTAATCTAAAAGCAGCGGTTCCGGTTGTTGTCCCAAGAAGATCTTCATCTAATCTCCTATTTAACCCTGGAATAAAAACATTAGTCTCATCGTCTCCTTTATCTGTTCCTGAGTTTATAGTTAGTTGGATGTTTTCTCCAAGAAACCACTCATACATGTTTTCATAGTCAGCAGAAGAAGTATATACCTTCTCTAAGTTATATCCTCTAGGTAAACAGTTACCTCCAACTCCAGCTCTATTCCAATCAACTTTCCAATCTATTTTACTTCCTGCCGGAACGCTATAGTCTAAGAAAGTCCAAGTTGGATTGTCTGGATCAGTGCCCTCAATATTCATAGGGTAAGGCATCTGAAGATGATCTCCTCCACTCGCCCATCTACGAATTCTTCCAGGTGCAATAATCGCGTTTTCTTCTTGAAAAAGATTAAAGTTATTTGGTCTTAATTTTATGTACAATCCTGCAGGCACATTGATATTTACATCAGGATCTTCCTCAGTTGGTATCTCTAAAAATCCTGAAGGCTGAGCTTGCTTATCTAAAACGGTAGTATAAATACAACTGAATGCCGGTCCATCACTGTCGGCTTTTACAATCAATCTATCTCCATTCTCGACTTTTTGCATGTTCTCTCCTTCTAACAAAAGCCAAACTTCATTAGTCTCCGGATTAGTAAAATACAAGAAACTATAAATGGTTTCGTATCTTTCTTCATCAGGCTTAATTACAAATTTATATCTCTTAGCAAACTTAGGAGCTATCTGAGTAACCGGAATTGTAACATGAATCATGTTCTTTCTTGTGGAATAACCACATGGAATATATTCTGCATTATAAGGACTCACTAGGGCAGTTGTAGCTCTATTGAATTCATCCATATAAACTATTCCAATCTCATATCCTCTATTGCTATGTAAGCTTCTTGGATTTGCAATCTCCTGAAATACAACAGACGCGAATATAACTTTGTAATATTCATATATTCTTTTTGTCGGTGTAGTGATATCATCAACATACTCCATGGCCGGGAACTGAAGTCCTATAATATTGCTTCCAGGGCTCGTAATTATCCTAATCGGCTCAAGTATTCCATCAATACCACTTCCGTATTTAAAATAAATATCAACGCCATCACCCAAACTCTGAGGAAGCAAGCAGTTAAAACTATCCGTAAAGGTAATACCGGCACAAGAGGTGTCTTGCCCAGGCGTAGTTGTAGATACAGGAAGGATATTAAGCAGAGTCCCTACCGAGTTTAAAAACTCAGCACTTGTTGCTAATTCGTAAACAGAAGAATAGTCTCTTGTGAGTAAAAAGCTAAAGCTATACTCGACATTTTCTGTTTCATTGCTAGGAAATGGATCTGTGCCTGAAAAAGAAGCGTGGTTAATTGTTATGTTTAAAAATATAGAAGCTCCTTCAACCAATGGTCTATCCGTTAAATCAAACGTAATAATAGACTCTCCTATGTTTAAATCAGGAGTTTCTGATGGATCAATATTATAAAGACCTGTTTCAGTATCATCAATAACGTCTATACTTCCTATCTCTTCAAAAATTAACTCTGTAGAATATTCAAATCTTGTTGGTTGACCATACTTATCAATTAAGTTATAACCTTCAACATAGTTCCCATACATCAACCTATTGCCCATAATAGTCTGAGCCTTTGCTAATAAAGGAACATTATCATACAATCTTAATATTTCAGCTTCATTCAATATGGTAAATATCTTACTATTATTGAAAGAAATTTCATACTCTGTATTGTCGGCTAATCCGTCCTCTGCCTTGTCTATTTTCTGAATTACCTTGATTATATTGTTCTCAGACTGCTTGAAAAGCAAATCTATACCAACAACAAGAGGTCCTCCTGAATTGTACTTAACTATTGCAGCGTTGCATAAGTTAGTCATTCCTTCATTTAAAACACTGCTTGTTGAAAAACTAAACTGTCTTGGTATAAAAGCAGGAGCCGACCACTGAGATGTAGCAGAATACTCCCCATCAATGTATCTGTATCTGTATGCAAAGCAAACAAATCTTGTCTCTAAATAATTTTCCTGGCCACTTGTCACAATAGGATATACTAACGGTGATTGAGTAGGTGGTTTTTTTATAACCAATATTGACTCTGCATTTAATGCGTCAATATTTAGAACAGGATTAGGGTAATTTCTTTTTATGTTTATAAATCTTGGTTGATTATAATCATCAGTAAAAAATAACAAATCCTCAATTAAATTGATACCGGTTATTAAATAAGATGGATTGAAGTTCAATGTGGTATTCACATCACCTCCATCGTTCATGCTAACGATATGATATGTAAGTATCTCAGTAAGAACATTGTACGACACCAATAAGTCAAGCTTGCCGGTAGGATTAGCTCCTGATTCGGTAGTGGTAAAAGAAGGATCGTGAACAAACCAATAAATAGTCTCTCTTGCGCTATCGTCAATAGCACCGATACATCTTGCGTTCACACTCAAAGGAGTTCCATCTATATATGCTAGTTTAGTTAAAGAAGTGTTCCCTTTAGTGTTTGTAATTACACCAACCTCAGATTTCTCTGTTGAGCCCATTCTAATATTCATAGCATCAACATACTCCCCTTCAGGTAGAAGACGTTGGTCAACAACCTTGTTCATTCTGCCTGCTATGAAATTCCTAGTTAAATTTGCCATATTACTTGATTACCTTATCCATTCCTCTTAAGTTCATTAAGAGTCTCCCTGGATGAATATTACTGATTCTTATTTTAGCATTTCTTAGTAATGCTGCTTTTTCTTTTCTTGCTCTAGTTACAATATACTCTTGAACTCCAAATTTAGAGTTTAGTATCTCGTATTTTATAGAAGCGTAGATGTACTGCTCAAACAACTTGTTCACAGTAATTAATGAGTTATCTCCATTCTCCATTCCATCTGAAATGTACTCAAGAATACATAGCTCTCCAGCCATTCCGGAATCAAAGTTTATGACTCCACTTTTATTGTCTATCTTAAATGTAGGATTGTAGTTCGCGGTCTCCGTATTCAATCCGTATCTCGCGCCAATCGCATAGTCAAAATACCAATTCTCTCCCACACACCATCCTTCGGCTCCATCAAACTGATGACCTTGGTTTAGGTATATGCTTTTCTTTTTCTTGGTAATCCTATCAAAATCAATATCTGAGTATTGAGGTCTTAAGATATTTCCGTTTTGGTCAAATAGAATATTTCCTTGTTGGTCCTGAAGATAGGCATTAGACGAAAGCGCCTGAATATTCTCTGTAAGAGGACGAAGAACACCATCTTTGTAAAGAGAAATACGAACCCAATTCACATAGTCTGATGGCAATATATATCGCAACGAATCTGCAACACTAAGCTCCAATACCTTTACTTCCTTAAACGCATCGTAATTAAGCTCTTGTATCGCTCTTTTTGCATGAAACAATACTTTATACCTCTCCTCGTTATTTATCAAAGAGTGGTTGCCGGTATGGATTAGCAAGAAGTTATTTACTACATCTTGCAGACTAACATACTGGTAAGAACCCCAATTAGCATCTTGAGGTGTATTGCCGTTGTTTTCGTAATACTGATATTGAGATATGTATGCCATATTGTTTTATTTTATTGAATAGAAAATGTTTGTTGTTGAGCCTGTTCTTGAGACATACCAAACTGAGTCACCTCAATCTCTCTGATTGAAACTCCACAATATTTTAGTATTTTCATTACTAATTTGTATTCATCTTCATTTGGTAACTCAAAGTCTTGATAATCAGGTTGTGATTGGTCAAACGAAGGCTCGCCATTTGTTAAAGTAACATAAGTCCATTTTGGAGTTTTAGGGAATCTAAAGTAAACCGCTTGTACTTGACCTAACGTATCTATCGTTGATGGGTAGATTTTAATATTCTGCCCCTCTAAAGTGTAAGAAGGATAAAGAACAGATGGCTGAGTAAGGTTTGATGAATTTAATAGCGTTATCTTTCCAACGCTAACTTTGTCCGCTTCTTTTGACTCGTCTGAATATATGCTGTAGTCATTTGCTGTCGCAAGGAATATGTCAGAACTCAATACCAAAACAGTCTCTGATGTAACACTAAGAACAGTCGCTACTTTATTGGTGTCAATATTTGATACGATGTATCCCGGTAAAACTCCATCTGTAACAAACGTGGCTGTAGAGTCGGTTAATGTACCAACAGCAACAGCAGTGCTACTTCCTGATGCTATAAAATTAGGGTAACATAGTATTTTTAAAATATAATACGAGTAGTTCCCGACAGTTGTTAGCGTAGGAACCGAGAATATATTTCCGGAAATATTGATTAAGTAGTTTTCTGTTAAAAAAGACTCTAATGTTTCTGCAAGAGGACTTTCTATATCAGCATAATCAGTGCCGGAAACACGAGAATTTTCTGCGCTTATAGCTTTGTTGTAGTTGCTATAATACTCTTCATACAACTCCATTTGCGCGTTGGCGGCATACAAATTGAAGTCTGATGGAGAAATGTATCCATAATTGTTTTTGTTCAATACGGATAGTACTGCATTTCTAACTTCGTTTATCATTTTAAATCTTTTTACAAATATAATAAAAAAAAGCACAGAAGTAAATCTGTGCTAATTTTCGATCAGGGGCCCCTATAATCCCATAACCTATTTTTCTAGTGCTCTAAATAGGCCTCTAGCATTTTCAATGCATCTAAGCCATCATCGCTTGATAAAAAGTGCCCGGCCATTTCATAAGGATCTTCTCCAAAAGGAACAGATAGCATTTTCTTTTTATTACTCGCGGTATTAAACCACACTTCTCTATCGTTGTTGCGTAATGCCAATAGCTTCTCCTCAAAGAATCTTATAACTCTAGCTTGAAACTGTAACTCAGGATCATTCAAAGTTGCAAGGAAATTTCTTGGATCGGTCTTGGCAAAAATCAAGATGTCTCTTTTTAATTCTGCAGTAGAAATAGTGGAAGGATCCTTACCGAACATAACTCTTGTAAGAGTCTCAAGTTGTTCAAGTGTAAGTTTTCTAGCCTCTACCAAAGCATCGATTTCTATATCCATATCAGCTACTTCTTCATGAGCTTCTCTCTCTTCGTCAATCTCTGCAAAGATTACACCATTCAAAGGGTGATAATGAAGGAACTCTTGTAGTACCGGATTTGTTCTTGGAACACTAAGAAAGCCATCCTCGAAAACGATTGGCTCCATAATTGCATTTCCATCTTGCTCATCCTCGAAAGGAGACTTCTGATTTATTGCATATCTTAATGGTCTATTTTGATTTTTCTTTTCATCAAACCACATAAGTGGGAATCTCGAATGATTTCTTGATGCTAATGTGTAAGATAACGGATTTCCGTTCTTTAGTTTGTAGACCTTGTCTACTGAAATTGTTGACGCCATTTTGTTATAATTTAATTTAATTTGAGTTTCAATATAAAAAAGAGAGTGCCACTAAAGACACTCTCTTCTTAAATAATATACTATCCGAAACGGAATAATACGAAGTTGTTTGCACCTAAAGTACATACACATCTTTCAGACAAGAAGTTTACCTCCATTGCATCCAAGTCGCTAGTAGCAGCACCACCGGCAGAACCTGTAATCCAAGTTTTGTAACGTCTGTCTTCAGCCTCAGAAGCACGGTAACGAACGTGTAAGAATGGTCTCTTAGCGTTTTTACCCATGATTTGATCGTAAACTGAAGTAGAACCTGCAGGAACCAATAAACCAGTGATTGTACCGGTAGCAGTAGCAGCAGTACCATTTAAACCTCCACGCATTGTTGGATCGTTCAAATATTTCCAATCTGATTTGTAGAAATCGTAACCTCTACGGAATCCTGTGAACCCTAAGTTCAAGGCCATGTCTACATCATTGTCGAATAAACCGAATGAGGCACTTTGTGAAGCACCACTACCTGTGTAACCATTCAATGTGGCCAACATATTGTCGATGTCAAAAGACAAACCACGATTTACGAATAAAGCATTTTCTTCGATAGCACCTTGCTTATCTAAACGAGATACGATTGTATCCCAATCAGTTAAAGATGTTGGTGTACCACCTCCCCAAACGTTTCCTCTTCCGTTTACAACGTAGAATACACCTTCAGAACCAATAAATCCTGCAGTAGCAGCACCTGAACCAGATGCAGCCGGAACCGCTTCAATCATTGCAGTCTCGATGTAGTCTTCAAAACGTAAACGAGTTTCGTGCTCTGATTTCAAATACCACAAGTAACCTGTAGCACCATTTTCAGTTGTCACTTCAACCCATCCGATTTGAGCCATATCAGATCCGTTCACCGCATATTTATCTTTCAAGATAATAGGGTTGTTGCTGTAGATGTCATCTTCAGCCTCTAAAGAACCAATCATTCCAGGTGTTCCTTTTTTGAACTCAGAACCGTAAATAAATACAGTACATCCAGTTGATACAGCAAATGCTTGACCGGCTGCTTCGTAGTAAGCTACAGTAAATGTAGTTGCAGTAGGAACAGCAGTAACGATACCTTTGTTGAAAACACCTGAAGTGTTGTTCTGAATCATAACTGTTTGTCCAACTCTGATTGCGATGTAAGTAACACCTGCGTCAGCTACCGTAAATGTTGCAGTGTTTGAACCTGCAGCAGCGGCTGATGTACAGCTAGTGTACTTAATGTGAAGACGACCTTGCTCAGCCCATTTGATTTGGTCAGAGTTAGAAGGCATCTCAGCACCTACCATTCTCAAGAATGATGCGATGGTTCTATTACCATAACGCTCAAATTCTTTCTCGTAAGTATCTGGAAGATACTGGTTCAAGAAGTTGAAGTTGGTAATATAGTTTGTCTGTAACGCTACTTGCTCCGCTGCCGGTTGTAATGCAAAAGTAGGCGTATTTAATAAAGCACTTGCCATTTTCTTTTAATTTTAAGTTTTACATTTTTTTAATACTGCGGATTTTTAAGCTTCTACCCGAATCAGGATTTACCGCTTTTACCTGTATTCCATCCGTTGATTTAGCTATTTCAGGAGCTTTTCTCTCAGACATATTAATGTTTTTAATACTCTTCATAGTTCCCTCGGTAGCATCCGATTTACCTTGCTCATAAAAGAACTTGGCAAATTTCTCAGGATTCATAGCAACTGCTAATGATTTGTGATAGCCTTGCGCATCCTTAACCAATCCTTGCTCATCCAAGAACTTATTGATAAAGTTCGCTGGAGTTGATTGGATTTTCTTAAGCTCATTCGCATCGCCCGGATTGAAAGTGATTTTTCTGTCATTAACATCGAACTCAAAACCTTTGAACTCTCCGTTAAATACTTCGTCAGTTTTTTGTGCGAACCAACTTCTCTTTCTCTCGTTTTCTTCCTCAATCGTCTTAGCCTGCTTAGTATATTGCTTGTAGCTTTCGTAGATTTCTTTTTCATCATCAGAAATAAGTGGCGTACTTGACTCAAGTGGCACTTTGTATTTTTCTTTTTGAGTATTAAAAAATCGCTTGGCTTCAGCAATAGCTTTTTTTGTTTCTATCTTAACTCTTTTGATTGTAGACTCATCGTCCAAATCCTCGTCGTATTTGTATGATTCCATTAAGGTCTCAATATCCTCCGAGTCCAAATCAGACTGAGTAGCTGATAGATAATTTTTAAGTAAACTTTCCGGATCCATAGAATCATAGTCTTTTTTAAGACTTAAGAAATCTTCGAACCCTCTTCCAGTTTCCTTTTTGTATTTCATATAAGCAGCAACGTCTTCCGGCAAAGGCTCGCTTTGCTCTCTTTCCGCCATTAACTCATCAAATGAGTTTATCTGCTTATTGTATCTTTTACCAATATATGAAAGAACTTTCTCTTCCGTTAAATCTTCTGGCTCTGCTTGTGGCTCCTCTTGAACAGGAACTTCTGCAGCAACCTCTGCTTGTGGTTCAAATTGTTGCTCATGCTTTTCAAGTAATTCTTGTTCAACTTGTGCAACTCCTTTTTCTTCTACACCATCTAATAATCTAACTTTTAATTCCATTTGATTTGATTTAATTTTTTACAAATTTATATAATTTTTCTGATATTTTTTAACGTGGCTCAAATTCAGCTAAATCAAAGCCATCTAAGCTATCTTCGTTTGACTCAAAACTCAGAGGAGGTAAATTGTTTTTGCGTTGATCTATGAGCTTTGACTGCTCTGTATTCTGCTGACTTATCCTCTTTGACTTAGCATCCTCACGCTCTTTCTCTCTTTTGCTTAAAGTCTCAATCTCAAAGCCTTGTATTTGTTGATTATATTGGAACTCTTCAGCCATAAGGTGAGATTTTAATTCCGCTTGAACCTGCATAGTCTTAATGTTATACTCAGTCTCCACTTGTTTTAATTTTATCTTCATGTCTACTTCCATCTGCATTTTCTGCATAGCCATCTCACCGGCTAACTGCTGAGATTGAAGTTGTTGTTGAGACATCATCGCTTGCTTTTGCATCTCCATTTTTTCTTGACGCTCTTGTTTTTTAACCCTTTTAACTTTCAATAATTGATTAGCTAATTTAAGGTTTTTAAGCTCTCTGATATCAATAGCATCCTCAAGATTAATATCTCCTTTGGATAATGCAACTTGAATGTTTTGCTCTAATTGAGCTCTTTCTTCTTCATCCGGAGCCACTTCTATGAATACACCAAAGTCATAAATGTACAAATCAGATATGTCATTTAAAATAGAGACATTGTACCTTCCAATTTTATTAATGAAGTCATCTTTGAAATCAG